CTGAAATGAATTTGTGCTGAGTCTCCCAAATATATAGACCGATCCCGGTTGAGGAATTTGGCTAGATGATGGTTGTTATTAACAACAATTGTAACTTTAGAATTAAGCCACTCCTGTTCCAAGGCGAACAGCCAGGCACAAGCAAAGGCCGGTATGTGAGTCACAAACCCTGCAGCTAGTAAACGACCGAAAACGGTGGCTTAGAAAAGGCGCGAAAATCAGCGACCGAAAACGGTCCATATTTAAAGACACAGGCACCGATAACGGTCGCAAAATGGTTCACTCGAGCTAAACGACCAGAACCGGTTGTTATATAAGTATTGTACTTACCGAAATCGGTCGGGTATCAAATACAGCAGATATGACCTCTCGAGCAACCTTTGAACGACTGATATGTAAATAAAATGTGTGCACAAGTAAATCAACAAACTCATGAGTCAATAATCAATCATTTATTGAAATGGTATGGTTACACATTCACAGTGAAGTTCCAACTGGGTCAAGTGTGTCACAGAAACTAAGAGCCCACACGAGTAGTAGTGCGCCGCCTTTTAGTTCCTTTACGCCTGGTAGCAGAGGATGGAGTAGGTGGTTTGTAAATATTCCTGATACGAGAAGTATTGTTAACAAGTCCCATTTGGTAAAGAAACTTTTTACCAAGTGGTGTTTGATCTAATTCTGCAGTAAATTTATCTTTTAAGTCAATAGTCCAAAATATTTTGTCCTTATATGGATCTTCTGGCTGCTTACGAGGAACATCTTTAGGACACATAGCTGCTAATGACTGAATAAACCTATATGTATCCTCCAATCCTTGAGGAGGAGCTGGAATAAATGCCAGCTGCCAGTTTTCTAATATTGAAGGGTCCATTGCATTAATATGAGCTAACACATCAGCCTCTAAAGGCACTGTACACAGTTGCATTGTTATTTCTACTTCATATTCCTCTGTGTGTCTCATAAAATGCCTAAAATCTGTGGATTTATATTGATAATCCTGGTTAATAGTATTGTCACCATTGTAAACTGACAACACAAAGTTGGTCCCTCTAGTATTATCAACAATGGTAACAAATAAATTATTATTCCAAGCAATACCATTATTGTTGCCCTGTGCCTTATGAACCCAAAAAGGTCTGTTAAATATCTGAGATTCACTACTAACTAAAGATCCACTTGGTGTTGTATAGTAGGTAGACGGTGCAATACCATTATTAGGTGGTGCGCCAGCCGTGGTTGGATAAAAAAAACGTCCGTGCTCATCTGGAGGATTCCCCTCAGGAATACTGTCGCCAACTACTCCATCCTTACAAAAGAAATGTCTGGCATACAATTGTTCCCGCCGTCCATAAAAAAATAATTTGTTCCCATACACCTCTTTAGTCATTTGAATAAAATCTGGCCATTTACATGTAGAATTAATCACTTCTAAAGGAGCATCGGCTCTACTAGCCGAAAACGATGCAAAATTTACTGCACCTAACCCTATATCACACATATCACCATCCTCAATAGTAGAATGTATTAATTTAATGGGTGGACAATTACCTTTAGGTAAAGGAAGATCGCAGGGATCTGTAACATCCCAATGCTGTCCAGTGGCTGGAGCACAACCCACAATAAATAGCTGATTTTGTTTTGGGTCAAAGGAAATGTTTTGGCGATGTTCAGTTACACCATCATTTAAGTTAGGATATTTATTAGAGTTTTCAGTGTCCATAAATCTATCAAAAAGAGGATGACCTGTGCTACCGACTCCAAGAGGACCACCACGGTCAATTTGAATGCCCTGAAGACGCCAAACTAAACGTTCTCTTTCAGGATTATATATTGTTGTGTCTATTAAAGCAAACTGGTTAGGATCTGGTAATAATAATCTCATAACTCTATATTGATTTGCTGAAACCTTTGGAACTTGGACATTATTATCGCCTCCTACTACATCAAAATATGGATGACCAACAGTTAATAGTCTTTCTGTGCTAGAATGAAAATAGATATTTGTTGGCTTAACATATTCATCAGTAGACATAACACGAGCCACAGGTTTAGCTGGAGGCAAATAAAGTCTTCCAACGTTGGAGTTCCAAGTAGCCATCTGTAAAATTAAAACATAGAGCGTTTTCGTTTTCTCCGTAACACTGAAGGATGAATATTAAAATCACTTGCCTCTACATTAATATCAAAACCTGGGACAACTGGCACATTTTTTTCACTAGGAATATTTATAGGTGATAAAGGTAGGCCGGTGTTATTTATCACTATACTAGTGTCAGGAATGTTAACAAATGTGTTAATTGTAAAAGTTGTTGCTATTGAGGGCATTTCCACATCATCCCTGAACCCTCCTATAACAACCAAATGAGTTTGAGAAAAATCTTCTTCAAAAGTATCTAATAATTGATCATCTGAAAATCCATTTATTGCATTTTCAAAAGGGTTTATAAATGAAGATGTAGCAAGCTGATCAACTATTGTTGCCTCATGACTATATTCACCCACAGGTTGCAATTCAATAATTTCATGAATAGGACTAAAATCATGATAATAATGAATTTTTTGACCTATCTGCAATCCACTTCTAGTTGTTATGCCTGGTTGTTTGCCTAATCTGCTTATTCGCACTGTTTGATCTGGGAGCTCTGATAATCTGGGAGAGCCAATGAATTGTGTGGGAAGAGCTTCTGCTTCATTTGAAACAGACGCTAGGTCGCGTCTAAACTCTTCGGTTACCACGTCATCAAAGGCGGGATTTTCAAATTCAAATGTATTTGGGCGGGAAGACCAACTGAAAAGGTCAGCAGAACGAGTAGGAACCTGTTGAACAAATCTATGATAAAGATCGCGTGCCCTTGAGATGGCACGATTAGATAAAGGAGTACTCCTTAAAGGGCCCTCGTCAATATCAAACTCCTCTCTAAGATTTATTTCTTGAAGCTCTATTTCTTCAGGGTGGCCTATATTTATGCCATCAAATTGTGCATCAACAAATACATTAATATCAGGATCTACATGGGATGCTTTTATTTCAATAACTGATATATTGTCTGTCACCATAGGATCTAGTGCAATCTTTTTAGGTGGTGGTGGAGATAGCTGGATATCTATAGGAACATCTATTTGAGCCGCATCCTCAGACGCTCCAAGTATATTAGGGTGTTCCCCAACACCTGTTACCTCTGACAATGGATCCACAGAAGTGGTAATATCTATTGTTTCTGCTCCTAAACCAGGACCTCCTCCAGGTGTGTCTATTAGCCCAACATCTGGAATTCCTTCTTCTAAAGGAACTATAATAGGTGCATCTGGAGTGATTGGTAGTACTTCTTGAGGACCAATAACGTCTACTGTTGGAATAGAAGGTCTTGGGGGTGCAGGTACACCTGTTCCTGTATTTGGTGTTTGTGCACCTAAAGGTCTGTAACCCATAGAACCACCACCTCCCCTACCAGTACCAATCCCTAAATTTCCCAAATATATAACACTGCTAAAGATTTTTAGCAATGTATCTGCCCATGTTGTTCCTTCAACTTTATTTTTGACATCTTCTGGACAGTCCCCCCCTTGCACACAAGATCTGTAAATGTCTTGCACAGAAGCTCGCTTTATTCGTTTAGCTGGGTACATAATTACAATTTTTCAAGATTTCCTAAGCAATATGACATATCTTTAGGTAAAGTTAAAGCATTTATAAATTGGTTTCTTTGTTGTGTATTAGCAAAAGCTACAAGCATTCTACCATCTCCTAAGCCTACGTCACCAGTTATCCATTTAAACACTGAGCTCATATAAGTATAATTTTTAGAGGTTTTTAAACCACATCTATACCTCCAGCACTTAAGTTTGTTTGCGGGACCACTGATGGACACTATTGGGGGATCCTTAGCCTCTTCTTTAAGTCTCTCAGTTCGTGTAAGACCTGTACTTCGTACGAGTTGATGGCTTTGCCCAACTTCGTCAGGAGAAACTGTATCAGCTCCTCCGTCTCTTTCAGCTCGTCTTCGTCTTTTATTGGTGGTTGATTCTCCTTGTCCTCGTCGTCGTCGTCTTCTTGATGGTGAGTACGTGGTAGTGCTAGGGCTTGTCGTCTGCGGTTGTAAAGATCCTCGTCGGTTTTCCTCTTCGGCCTCGGCGTAGGTGGAGGTACTGGCCCCCCTGTTGACCTCAGGGGAGTCGGATAGAGACCGCCTAGAAGAGCTGGTAACAGAGGGAGGAAGAATTTGTTCATTTCCAATATTAACAGTCCACTCCTTTGTTTTTCCATATCTCTCAGCATCTTTTGCAAATAACAGAAAATATGTAACTGTATTATCATGCTCTATAAAATATAGTCCATTATGATCAGTCCTTCCTGGCACTTTATGCCATTGATCATTATTGTCCTGGTAATATATCCATTTCCAATTAATATAGGGAAATGCGTTTTGTGGGTTATGATCAAACCAAACAGTGACCTCAAAACTGTCCTTTTTAAAGCAGTTTCTGGGTGGAGACATGAAACGATCTGCACTTGTATCATTCAATGTCCACGTTTCATGTTTATATGCTGATTTTGCAAGACTTTCTAAATGCAAAATCATTTTTATTGCTTGCTTGGCATTATGTTCAGAGACTTTAAGAACTGGTAGATGATGTAGACCTAACACTTCATATCCTTCTTTTCTAGCATAATACTCCAATACACTTTCTTTTCTTAACAATTGGTAATGCTTTATTTGAGAGGATAAATCGGTGGGTCCCAATTCATAGAGAGTCATTAATTGCTCTTGTAGTGCATCTAAACGTTCTCTCAGGTCGTTCTGATTCATTATCTTCGGGTTGAAGATCTAAATGCTTTTGCAGCTTAAGGAAAAAGCCTTTCCAAGCTTGATCTGTAAATTTGTACACAGGATTATTTTCATTATCCATAGGTAACTTATTAGAAAACTCAAACGCTATAATTCTACTATGTAAATATCTCAAAGTATTCTTGGCTTTTACATCAACATTACTAGTAATAAAAAATGGAGGTAAACTATATTGTTGTGGAGCCTTGTGTTTTTGATCTATACACATAGTATTACCATCTAATGCATTTCTCATATTTTCATCAATGTACATCCAACATGGATATGTAGCGTCATCTAGAAATCCTATCTTACTATCTAATAATGGCTGTAACCAAAAGGTAGAATGCTTGTTTAAAAAGGAAACAACTTTACCTCTAAGAAATTTAATTAATGAAAAGCAAAAATAAGATTTACCAGTATCTGGTGGACCATATATTAAAATACAATTTTTCTTTGGTATTTTTTTAAAAAATGATCTTAATGCACACAGAAATTCTACAATATTAATTTGTTGGAATTTTAGAAAGTCAATAATAACTTTCCAATTTTCTTCTCCTTCACATTCATTACAACACTTAAATATCCATTGTGACATACTCATGTTTCTCATTTCTTGTCTTAAAAACATTTTTACCATAGCACAACAATCTCTTACATATCTAACCTGATTATTACTTTTTAAAAATGCTGCAGCATTTGTATCTTCTTCTGCTAATAAGGCATAATAGTATGCAATGGCTGGTTCATCTGTCATTTGGTTATCATAGGCCCACTGCACCATTTGACTTAAATCAAATGATTCCGCTTGAGAAGCCATTTGATGATTTAATTGTGTTAGTTTAGCAATCCAATCAGGTAATGTTCCATAAATATATGATTTCCCAGTCATTGTTTGTTTATAAAAGTACAATGCGGCTGGTACACTTCTAATTTTTGGTGGATCACACATCATTTGTAATGCTTGAATATTTAACAATTTACAAAATAATTTTGTAACAGTTTCTCTACTTTTGGAGTGTTTGAACTGCAACAAATACAAACCGGAGAAATCAAATTGTAAAAACTGAATATAGTCGCAATACTGCTGCAACAATTGTTTTGAACCTTCTAACACTTCGTATGCAGCTGCAAAGACCCCTATTATCCAGTTTTCACACATAGATTTATCACTTTTAAATTTGCGAGTAATTTCATTGTATGCAACCCCATAGAACTCTTCAAATTTCGCTAACAACTTTGCTTTCTGATTGCTACTTGACAAAATATCCTGTAAGGCAGTGCTACTTGTGGCGCCTGAGGGAGCCACAGTTTCATCTGATAAAGTCTCTACCTGGTTAAAAGAATTTGTAGCTTCATCGTCTCCTAGTCCACTGTCCTGAAACAGTTTTCTTTTGCTGCTGCTGGATCTTTGAGGAGAAATTCTTATTGCTTCCAACCTTGGACTAAGAGCCGCAACACTTGGCGGCGGAGGACTTTGAACATACTTTCGTTTTAACACAGTTACTGCTCTGTTACAATCCTGCGTTATTTGAGAGTTGAACAGTGCCAGGGAATTTCCCTGATCGAGTTCATCCACATCGTCTATTAGATTTGATATATTAGAGCAGTCTGTGCTTTCATCAAACAGTTCATCCAATGTATTATTTCTATTCTCACACTCAGCTTCATTCACAATAAACCATGCACTGTCATCCAAAGAGTTTATAGAAACAGTACCTTTAGTGGGTTCTCCCATGGCGCAAAATGTCCCTGGAACAGTGCGGGCACACAAGGGACAAGTCGTGAAACAAAAGTTGCTCCAATAAGTGAATTGCTCCAGTTGTAGCTAACACACACAGTCTAATGCGTTTGTTACAGGAATTACAAATAGTGTCAACCTGGTAAGGTGACAATGACTCCTCCTCTGGGGTGTCGTCCGATGACAGTGACTCTTCTTCACACAATAGATGGGCTGGCATCACTAGATCTTCCAAAGGTTCCCCTAATTCGATATCCTTTAACGTTACCGTTTGGCCCATCATCTTAACACCAAAATTGTCTTTTCAAACAGCTTCTACAAGGAGCTCTCCAATGTCCTCTGACTAAACATGCTAAATACCCTCTTGCAATCAGATCATATTTGGTAGGTAGGTCAAGCAAGTCATAACAGTAAAAACATCGAATGGTAATTTCATTCAATGGTTTTTCTAATAGCCCATGCAAATCTTGCACTTTGCAAGTGCATTGAAAATAATTCTCTGATTCATATTTCGCCGTTAAAGACAAACAGCTTTCGCAACAGGCATGGCAAACATTTTCCTTCCAAACCAGACTCAGCTGTTTCTCAAAAAAGGATGCTAATTCTTTTAAAGTACAATATCTTCTACAAAAAATGCATCTTAATTTTAAATCAAAAAATGGTATGGAAAACTCTGAGCAGTAGGTATCTAATCTAGTTGGAAATGCGGAGGTCTCCAT